CCATGCGGAGCTGGCAGAGAGGTGACGGGATGGCAGGAAAGAGAGTATCGATCGATGGCCTGGCAGACGCGGTCATGCAGGAGATGGAAGAATACAACAAACTCGCCGCGGATACTATGAAGAAAGCCGTGGACAGGGCGGGCAAGACGGTCCGTGACCAGATCAAAGGAAGTGCTCCGGTCCGGACAGGAAAGTATGCCAGGAGCTGGACCGCGAGGAGGACCAGGGAGACTTCCACAGCCCTGCAGGTGACGGTCTATTCGCCTTCCAGGTATATGCTGGCACACCTGTTGGAGCACGGTCACGCCAAACGCGGAGGCGGCAGGGTGAGGGCGATCCCGCACATCGCACCTGCGGAGGCTGCAGGCGAGGAGCAGCTCACCCAGGATATCATGAGGGGGTTACAGAATGGATAAATTGCTGGAGCTTATGGCAGAGATTGATATCCCTTCTGCCTACGATCATTTCGCGGAAGGAGAGTCACCGGATCCGCCATTCATCACATACCTGCTGCCGAGGAGTAACAACTTCTCTGCGGACGGCAAGGTATACCTGCGCGTCACAGAGGTCCACATCGAACTTTACACCGACGAAAAGAATCCGGAGGTGGAGGCCCAGGTCGAGGCAGTACTGGATGCGCACGAGATCTTTTATGACAAATCCGAGGCCTGGATCGAGACCGAGAAACTATATGAGGTTCTTTACTCATTCGAAATGGAGGATTGATACATGAAAAATAAGGTGAAATTCAACCTGAAAAATGTACATGCCGCCAAGCTCACGGAGACCGTGACGGAAGGCGTGACAACATATTCCTACGCTACGCCCAGGGCGATCCCTGGTGCGGTCAGCATCTCCCTGGATGCCGAGGGCGATTCTAGCCCCTTCTACGCGGATGGCATCGTGTACTTCCGCTCGGTGACCAACAACGGCTACTCCGGCGACCTGGAGATGGCGCTGGTACCCGAGTGGTTCCGCACCGAGATCTTGCAGGAAGAGCTGGACAGCAAGGGAGTGCTGGTCGAGAAGAGTGACAACAGGGAGAGTGTCAAATTCGCGCTGCTCTTTGAGTTCGATGGCGATGTGAATTGCATCCGGCACGTTCTCTACAACTGCACTACCTCCCGTCCTTCCATCGAGTCGGAGACAAAGGAGGACACGATCGAGCCCGGAACGGAGACACTGTCCATCACAGCAGATCCCAGAGCCGATGGACTGGTGAAGGCACGTACCGGTGATACGACAGACGCGGCTACCTATGCGGGCTGGTACCAGGCGGTGTATCTGCCTACAGAGACAAACGGAGAGGGGGATTAAAGAATGATCGAACGCACTATTGAAATTTCAGGAAAGCCGGTACAGTTCCGGTCTTCAGCAACGGTTCCCCGCCTTTACAGAGCCAAGTTCAAGAGGGACATCTTCAAAGACCTGTCAAAGCTCGAGAAGTCCTATACCAGGAGAACGGAGGACGGAGATGAGCTTCAGATTGAAGACCTGGAGATATTCGAAAACGTGGCCTATATCATGGCCTATCATGCTGATCCGTCCATCCCTAAGACCATCGACGAGTGGCTGGACCAGTTCGATATGTTCTCTATCTACCAGGTGCTTCCGCAGATCCTGGAGCTGTGGGGAGACAATCTGATGACGGATGTCCAGGCAAAAAAAGGACTGGCAGAAGTGAGCGGGAAATGACCACGCCGCTGTTCCTTCTGCGTTGCACGGAGGTCGGGATTTCCATCCGGGATCTCGACCTCCTTACAATCGGCTTGGTCCTTGACATGTGGACGGAGAAGGCTAACGATGGCGTGAAATACAGGCGAATTGCTGATCAGAAAGACTTTGATAAGTTTTGAGTTTGCAGGGAGGAGTGCTATAATTCAATTCAACTGGTTTTTATTGCCTGGGTACAGAGTGAGAAAGACAGAGGAGGTTACTTTTTATGTTTATTCTGAGCCAAGACAGGACAAGAATTGTTGAGTTGAGTGGAGTATATATAAGAACAGAGCGAAGGACTTCATTAGAAGGGGGAATGTTATCACGCCGGGCAGTTACTTATGAATATGCTAAAATAATCTGCATTTGTAGAGATAATTTGGGGGTTAAACCAGTAGGACATGGTGCAGGTTCTTATTATACCGCTGAATGTGAAGTGGGAGAGTTCAACACCATCGCAAGGGCAAAAAAGGAAATTGAAAATATTGCACGTGCAATAATAAATCAGGATGATTTGTATATAATTGAAAAAGGCAACTACTCAGAACCCCCAACTATTGCATAGTTTTACGCGATGGCTATATTAGACATTCAAAACACTTCCTGATTATTACTATATATTAATGGTAAAACTATTAAGGAAATGAATTCAAGGCTATAATTGAGATTCATAATTAACCTGCAATGTAGCATTTGTTTATGAGTTTATTCCTATAAAAATATGGAACTGACGAGTTTTACAAGCATAGAAGGTACCAGTCAGAAATGGCTGGTACTTTTTCATGCCTGAAGGGAGATGAGGATCATGGCAGGCAGCAGAATAAAGGGAATAACCGTCGAGATCGGCGGTGATACTACGGGCCTGGATAAAGCTTTGAAGGGTGTCAACTCCACGATCAAGACAACGCAGACCTCCCTGAAGGATGTGAATAAGCTCCTGAAGCTTGATCCCACCAATACCAACCTTGTCACCCAGAAGCAGAAACTCCTGAAGGACGCTATCTCCGCGACGAAGGAAAAGCTGTATGCCCTGAAGTTGGCCCAGGAGCAGGCAAAGCAGCAGCTGGAGAATGGGACCCTTGGGCAGGATAAATACGACGCGCTGCAGCGGGAGATCATCGAGACAGAAGAGGAACTAAGGCGCCTACAGCAGGAAGCCTCCAACACAAGCACGGTCTTGTCCCAGATCGACGAGGCGGGAAAGAAATTCGAGAAGGTTGGCGACTCCATCACGAGTGCGGGAAAGGCTGTGATGCCGGCTTCAGCGGCAGTAGCGGGCCTTGGTGCGGCGGCAGTAAAGACCTCTGCTGACTTTGATTCCTCTATGAGCCAGGTAGCTGCCGTTTCTGGCGCAACTGGAAAAGACTTTGATGCTCTGCGGGATAAAGCCCGTGAGATGGGATCCAAAACGAAGTTCAGTGCTTCCGAGGCTGCCGATGCCATGAATTACATGGCCATGGCCGGCTGGAAGACTGGCGACATGCTTTCTGGTATAGAGGGCATCATGAACCTGGCTGCCGCATCGGGTGAGGATTTGGCGACCACCTCCGATATCGTTACCGATGCACTGACAGCCTTTGGTCTATCCGCAAAGGACTCCGGCCACTTCGCCGATATCCTTGCTGCTGCGTCCTCGAATGCGAATACCAACGTCTCCATGATGGGTGAGACTTTCAAGTACTGTGCTCCCATCGCTGGAGCTCTGGGATACTCCGCAGAGGATACTGCAGAGGCAATCGGCCTCATGGCTAATGCCGGCATCAAGTCCTCTTCCGCGGGTACAGCACTTCGGACTATCATGACAAAGCTCCAGGGGGAACTGAAGCTCTCCGGCAAAGCACTCGGTGACGTGACGATCCAGACAGCCAATGCTGATGGATCCATGAGAAACCTCAGTGACATCCTGGCTGACTGCCGTACTGCTTTCGGAAAGATGACAGAGTCTGAAAAGGCAGCCGCAGCGGAGTCCCTGGTCGGGAAGAACGCCATGTCCGGGTTCCTCGCTCTGATGAACGCGGCGCCGGCAGATATTGAGAAACTGGAAAACGCCATCTCCACCTGCTCGGATGAGATCGATGGTTACAATGGCACGGCAGAAAAAATGGCTGCCGTCATGCAAGACAACCTAAATGGTCAGCTCACCATACTGAAATCTCAGTTGGAGGAGCTGGCCATTTCTTTTGGTGACATGCTGATGCCTGCCATCCGAAGGATTGTGACAGCGATCCAGGGATTTGTCGACAAGCTGAACGGCATGTCCGAGTCTCAGCGGAACGCGATCCTGAAGGTGGGATTGTTTATAGCAGCTCTTGGTCCCTTCCTGGTGATCCTGGGAACGTGTATATCGAAGATAGGTATTGCTATGCAGGGCTTTGTGAAGCTGGCTGGAGCCTTCGGAAAGCTGAAGATCGCTGTGTCTGGAGCACACGGGATCCTTGGGAAGATAGGGGCAGCTCTCGGTGGTGTTTCTGCACCGGTTCTTGCAGTAGTCGCAGTCGTGGGAGTCCTGGTTGCCGCCTTTATTCATCTCTGGAAGACAAACGACGGCTTCCGGGAGGCCATCATCGGAACCTGGCAGCGGATCAAGACAGCAGTCAGTGGCTTTGTGGATGGCGTCAAGCAGCGCCTGGGAGCCCTGGGTATCAGCTTCTCTGACATAGCGGAAACAGTAAAGAAGATATGGAATGGACTGTGTGATGTCCTGGCGCCTATGTTTGAAGGGACATTTGCCACGATTGCTACAGTCCTCGAAACAGTTCTGGGCGTCCTGACGGGACTTCTTGACGTGTTCATCGGTGTTTTCACGGGTGATTGGGATCAGGCATGGACTGGTGTGAAGGAGGTGTTCACCTCCATCTGGACAGGCATCAAGGGTGTATTTGCTACACTCTTAGACACCATCAAGGGTGTTGCGGATGCAGTCCTGTCCTGGTTTGGTACGAACTGGAATCAGGCATGGGAAGGAATCAAATCCTTCTTTGAGGGGATCTGGAACGGCATCGCCTCTTTCTTTACAAATATCTGGAACGGCATTACTTCGACGGTAACCTCAGTCCTGACTGGGATCCGGGACTTCTTCACTTCTATATGGGAGGCAATCAAGGGAGTTATCACCGGAGCTCTGACAGCGATCCAGGAGACCATGAGCTCCATCTGGACTTCGATCTCCGGGACAGTGACGACTGTGTGGGAGACGATAAAGAGCATTGTCCAGGTCGGAATTCTGTTTATTCAGGAGCTGATTTCTGCAGCATTTACCATCTTGACTCTCCCGTGGAGGTTTATCTGGGAGAACTTCGGCGAGACGATCATGTCTGCCTGGGAGAAGATTAAGGCGATAGTATCCGCGGCGCTTGACGCGATCAAGTCAGTGATCCAGAAGGCGTGGAATGCCATTGTGGCATTCCTTACTCCGATTCTGAACACACTGAAGTCTCTGTTTTCTACAGTCTGGACTGCTATCAAAACAGTTGTCACGGCAGTTGTGAATAAGATCAAGTCTGTGATACAGACCGTCTGGAACTCCATCAAGACAGTCCTGACAACAGTTCTGAATGCCATTAAGCAGGTGTTCACCACGGTCTGGACTGCTATCAAACAGACCGTATCGACTGTTGGGACGGCAATCAAGAACAATGTTACAACAGTGTGGAGTTCGATCAGGACGGCTGTTACTACGATAACGACTGCCATAAAGAACACGGTCAGCAACATTTGGAAGAGCATACGGGAGACAATCTCTAAAATCATAGACGGAATCAAGACCAAAGTGAGCAATGGCTTTACCTCGGTAAAAGACGCAGCTGGAAGAATCTTTGAAGGGATCAAATCCAAAGCGGCGAGTACATGGGAAAGCATCAAGAATGCTATCATCCGTCCGGTGGAGTCGGCAAGAGATAAGGTCAAGAGCCTGATTGACAGGATTAGATCTTACTTTAACTTCTCCTGGAGCCTGCCACATTTGAAGCTTCCGCATGTGCATATCAGCGGTCACTTTTCCCTCCGTCCTCCTTCCGTACCGCATTTCTCCGTGGATTGGTACAAAGAAGGCGGTATCATGACGAAGCCTACCATGTTTGGCATCAACGGATCCAGCATCATGGCTGGAGGCGAAGCCGGCGCAGAGGCGATCCTGCCTCTCAAGGGCTTTTACGATCAGCTCTCGAGCATGCTCGACGAGAGGCTCAACATGTCCGGCATGGAACGGTACCTGGCGATCATTGCGGATAACAGCAGCAAGGGGATCTACCTGGAGGACGGGACGCTCGTGGGGCACCTTCTTCCTTCGATCGATTCCGGACTTGCGAGATATTCCATGAGAGGAGGGCGAGGAAATCGATGAACAGCATATTTACAGGTGCCCTGGTCGGCGATGAACACACCCTCCGGGATTGGGGTGCAATCATCACGAACAGTGATGTCATCGCGATGCCGGAGCCGAATACAGTCCTTTTGGAAGTCCCGGGGAGGAGCGGACGTCTTGACCTCTCGGAAGTCCTGACGGGAGATGTATCCTATGGGAACAGGGAGATCAAACTCCAGCTCGCGGTTAAGACCAACAGGGAGAGATGGGGAGAAACCTGTCTCCATATTTTCAATAAATACCATGGCCGGGTCGTCCACATCACTTTTGATGAGGATCCCGGCCATTACTATGTCGGGAGGGCCAGCATCTCAGAGCCGCAGCGTCTTGCTACTGCCG